CAGCAGTAGGAACTGCACTTGCAGTCGTAGAATAATACAAAGATATGGGCGTAAAATTTGTGGCGGCCATGATTAAATCCTTCTTTCTAATTGATTAAGTTTGCGTTGTTCCCAAACTTTTTTGGTTGCTAATGATAATTTTAGTCTAGTTTCTAAAGATGGTGAACCTTGTTTTTTACCAATATGTGCTAAAGATATTTTCTTTTTAGATTCTTCCGTATGTGGTCTACCAAGCTGACCAGTTAAAGATTCGCTTATTTTTTTGCAAGTTTCTTCATTTCTTTGTTTACTTAACCAATATCTAGTTGGATTTGCTTGCTTGGTTGCAGATATTCTTTGTTTTGTTTCTTCACTATGAGATTTGCCATAAAAGTGATTGTTTTCACCTAAATGTGCATCTTTCATCTTTTGTTTAGTTTCAGTAGAATGAACAGTTCCACGCTTTGCATCACCATTACGCTTTTTTTGTTCTTTAGTATGTCTATAACCTGTTAATCCATCGCCACCATCAGTTAAATTATAACCATTAGGCACTTTTGTTTGATATTGAACAATTAATTGCTTTTCTAACTCTTTTAAATCAGATATTGTTTTAGCAGATGCTACAACTTGTATTTCAAACGCATCTATACCATACTTATTTATGGCTTTATTTAGTAACTGACCACAACTATTGCCTAAATAACAATGCTCGTACCATCTTCTAGCAATTTTGCGAGTAGTAATGCCTACATACGACTTACCATTTTGTTTATTGGTAATTATGTAGGATTGCATTAGAATGATCCTCCAAAGATGCCTGTTACGGCTGTTATAGTTCCTGCATTTGTTATATTATTTCCACCCATTGCAAGGCTTCCTGTCATTGGTGTTTGACCATCACTTGCTACTGATCCTGTTAATGCACTTGCAATATCGTTTAATGTCGTATTTGCCCATGTACTTGATATTGTAGTACCTGTTACTACAGGATTGCCTGCTGGTAAGCTATATGTCCCACTTCCGTTGCGACTCATGGTTGTTCCTTCCTTAATTGTTCAGCTAACTTCTTAGGGTCAAAATTAACTGCTTCTTCTACTTGTTTTTTTAAAGCCTTTTCTTTAGATTTATTAGCTGCATATTTTGTCGCACTACCAAGTAAAGGTATTTGACTTGTTCCTTTGGCTATTGCATCTAAACCTCTTATCATTGCACTTGCAGTATTGGAATAATTTACAGCACCTTTTAATGGTGCATTAACCATCATTGTAACTTCTAATAAATTGCGTATTTCTTCTGCACCTGTTTTGCCAAATATGTAATCTAATTTACCATCTTGATCTAATGTTCTAACAATTGAATTAAACTTAGCTGGACTAACTATTGGCGTACCACTAGCATTTTTGTCTGCATTAGAAGTCACCAAATCTTTAATATGTTGTACTGTTTGACCTTGTAACTCTTTCCATGCTTGTTGTCCTTCTTCTCCACCTTTTTTTAAAGTTAATGCAATGTTTTGAACATCTTGTTTAGAACCTTTTAATATACTATGATTAAATACATCTGCTAATGCAACGGCACGATCATCTGTTCCACGCTTATTTTTTAATAACTTGTCTACATAGCTTAAATTTTCAAAGTCTCTAGCATATTTAGATCGTAATGCTCTAGCTTCTTTGTATATATCTCCACCTTGATTTTCTAATGTTTTATCTATAACTTTTTTAATTTCCATTCCAAAAGTCATATTTGTTTGATTTGTTTGTGATGCTTTACCTGTCATTTTACGCAATTCTTCTAAATCATTAATAGATAATTGACCATCTTTTGCTAAAGAATCTAACTTCATCTTCACAGTTGTGATAATAGGTGCATTTAAAGCCTCTGCCTCTAATCCATTAACAAATTTTTTAACAGGGTTTATATCAATTAATTGGCTTGTTTCACCAGCTTCTTTGGCTCTTTGATAAGCATTTCTATATTCTGATTTAGCTTTATTTGCAATATTTACAATGGCTTTATCTACTTCTCTACCTGTTGCTTCTAATCCATATACTTTTTTACCTATATCTTCGTCTATATACTTGTCAAAATTTTGCAATATAGCTTCATTTCCTTCAAGTTTTCTTTGAAGAATAGGTTTACCAATTTCAGGGTAATTTTTAACTGTTTCTGCCTCAAATGCTTGTTGCCCTAAATCTCTTAATACATCACCTTTTGTAGTAGGTACAGGCACTCTTAAATTTTTAGCTAGTTCTGCTCTTTGTATTGCTTTAGGTACTTCAGCAGCACCAACTCCACTCATGGTAGATGTAGGTTCTGTCCTTAATGCTTGTGCCATACGCTGTACTTGAGGCTCTACAGCCATCTGTGTAGGTGCTTGAAGTAACTTTCCACCTTTAGCTATGCTTTGCAGTAATCCACCACCTAAATATGGAGGTAATCCTTCTACTGCTTTACCCATTGTGCTTAGAATGTCTTGGGAAACAGGCGATTGTGGTTTATACGCATACTTTCCAGCAAATTCTAATGGTTTTTGTGGGTTTACAAATGGACTAGGTAAAGCTAACGCTGCACCACTTGCCAAGGTTGCAGGAACTTCAACAATAGGTGAAATGTAATCCATTAACTTTCTAGGTTGTTGAGGTTCAGGTTGCATAATGCGTTCACCTTCGCCTACAGGTACACCTAATTTATTTGTTTGTGTAGGTGCTTTAGTAATTTTACGAATAGCAATAGATATATCATCACGACTCATTGAATCAGGAAACTCAATATTCCCTACATTTGGAATTTCGATTACAGGCATTATTTAATGTCCTCTAATTGTTGTGTTTGTGGATTCCATCGTTGCAATGGTTTAGAAGTAGATTGTGGTTGCCCATATTGTTGTATTCGTTTAGCACCAGATGGCCCTGATAAATATTCTAATTCTTTAACTCTTGCACCTCTAGCCTCATTTTTTTGCTGAACTAATGAACTATCTTCTCCTATTAATGGGAAGTATTCTTTAATGGTGCTTGCTATTTCACTTGCACCAAAATTAGCACCTGATGTTTGTCTTAACCATGCAATAGACCATGCTAATTGTGCTTGTGCTAGTTTTTGTTGATTTTTATCTGGCCCGACAAATTTAGTTGGATCAGCTCTAAATGCAGCTTCTACTGCGTTAGCTGCAGCATCTCCTACTCCTAATGGTGCTAGTTTAACTATGCCACTTAAAAACGCTGGTAATACTGCACCTGTAGTTGTTCCTTCTTTTTCTAACTTATTAATAACTTTTTCCGCTTGATTCATAGCAGAACCAAATAAAACTGCTTTTCCTGCAAACTCAGTTGGAGGTTTTTGTTCTTCTTTTAATATTTCATATTGCATTTTCAAAGGCAATTTAAGTTGTCCACCATCAGTAGGCATATTTTGCTGTAATATTTGTGGCTTAGTTAAAGGTTGCGTTTGTGGCTGTGGTGCTTGTGGCATTACAGGTGCTTGTGTTGGTTGCCCTCTTAAAGCGTTAGATAAATCTTGTGGCGATGGTTGTGGTGCTTGAGGTTTAGGTGTATAACCACCACCACCAGTCATTCCTGTATTAAAAAATAAATCTTTTGCAGATATATCTAATCTAGCTGCATCATTTTCTAAACTTGCTTTATCTTTAGCAGATAAGTTTTCCCATTCAAATTCTTTACGCTTTAAAGTAGCTGTTTCATAAGGAGTCATTGGAGGTTTAACACCACCCTCAATAAATGTATTCAAAGGATTTGGTGCATTAACATCTACATAACCAACTTTTGTTGTTCCATCAGGATTAGGCAATTCCGCTTTTTCCCATTTAGGTTCTTTACCAATTAATCTCTTTTTAACCATTTCACCAGCAACAGTTTGCGAGAATGGTGTTTGACCTGTGGCTGCTAATTCTAATGCTTTTGATTGATCTCCACCTTCAAACGCACCTAAAATATTCTTAATTTCTGTAGACTGTTGCCCACGCATTAAATTAGCTAATTTAGATTGTCTACTTTCGACATCTTCTCCTGCTTTTCTACCCATATAAGCATTAGCTAAAGGTGCTAACTGTTGTAATAAACTAGGTGCAACATAACGACCACTTACCATTTGTCCTTGTGGTTGTTCTAATGCCCTTGATTGCAATAAATCTGCAAGTTTCTTCTGTCTTTCAAGAGCCAA